CCACCACTCCCGCCCCCTCCCAGGCGTCATCCGCGCCAACCACGACCAGTGGTGCTGAGCAGACGGCCACTGACTTCTCGCTGGCCTTCGGGCAGGCGAAAGTTCACGTCAACGCGCTGTTCACATTCCTGCACAACACGGGCAACGCGGCGGATTTGGACCTCCAGGGGTTGGAGACCCACCTCCGCGCGTTGCTCGCGCCGATGCGGACATTGCTGTCCAAGACTTAGATCGTTTCCGCCCTTTCTCAGGCGGGGGCGTAGTTGCGGACTTCCCGCAGGACGCTGCGCTCGAAAGGGCGCAGTTTGGTCTGCACTCCCAGAGCCCGGCGCGAGATGCGCGCCAGCTCGATAATGAGAGCCAGCTCAGTCGCTGGAATGAATTGGCTCTCTAGCAGTTGACGTTCGATGATGTCGGCCCGTAGCTGGGCTGTCTCAGTGAGGGTCATGGGTCGCAATCCTCAGTCAGTGGCCCCGAAGCGGAGCTAGTGAACCAAATTTTATGTGACAAGTCAAACACAGATACACACATCGGAATGTACTCATATCCCCAGAAGGATACTCACATGGCGCTCCCCTCCAGTTTTACCCCGTTCGCCAAGTCGCGCCCCGGCGCTGGCATGCCGCCCGCCAAGGGGAAGGGGAAAGCCGCTCCCACGCCCCCGCCCGCCAAGGGGAAGGGCAAGGGCAAGGCCCCGCCGTTCGGCAAGGGTAAACCCGGCAAGGGCGCAAGCGTTCCCCTGCCCTTCGTGAAAAAAGGAGCTAAAGGTCAATGACCACGGAAGTCAGAGTTTTCCCCGCAGGGCACGCCGTCCAGGTCCATGTGCTCGACATGGTGTACCCGCCGTCTGATCCCCCGGAGTGGCAGGTCGCGTGCACTTACATCTTCCAGCCGGGGCGGAAAGACAACATGCCGCTCCTGTACGCCACGACCACGCGCAAGATCGTGGTTATGGACTTAGAGCCGGATAGTCAGTGACCACACACATCGACTATACGCCGCCGCCTACGATCAAGGAGTTCATCAGGGACTACCGCCCTGGTGAGCTGTTCATGACCTGGATCGTGGGGCCGGTGGGTTCGGGGAAGACCACGGGCATCTTCTTCAAGCTCTGTTACATGGCGAGCCTCCAGGCGAAAAGTCCTGACGGCATTAGGCGGACGCGCGCCGTCATCGTGCGTAACACCATGCCGCAGCTCAAGGACACCACCATGGTGTCTTGGGGCTACTGGTTCAAGCAGGGACAGGCGGGCACCTGGAACCTGACCGACAAGATTTTCATGCTGCGGTTCGGGGATGTGGAGTGCGAGGTTCTGTTCCGCGCGCTCGACACGGCGGACGACGTGGCGCGCGTGCTGTCGCTGGAAGTTTCGTTCGTGCTCATTGACGAGTTCGTGGAAATCCCGCGCGCCATCATTGACGCGCTCTCGGCGCGTGTTGGCCGCTACCGGCAGCCCGACGGCACCGAGGTCTCTAACTGGGGCATGTGGGGCTCGTCTAATCCATCGACGGAAGATAACTGGTGGCACGACTACCTTCACGAGAAGAAGCCGAGCAACGTCAAGTACATGCTCCAGCCCAGCGCGCTCAGTGACGAGGCTGAGAACCTGGACAACTTGCCGGGTAAGATCAAGTATTACCACTCGCTGATGGAGGGCAAGTCGGCTACTTGGATCAACCAGTTCATCCGGGCCGAGTGGGGCTTCTCAATCGCGGGCACGCCCGTGGTCACTGGGTTCGACGCGCTGCGGCATGTGTCCAGGGTTCCTCTCCTATACAACCCGTATCGGCCGTTGGTCGTTGGCTTCGACCCTGGTCTGGCGGGTAGCGCCATGGTCTTTGGCCAGCAGGATGAGGACGGCAACTTGTCGATCCTGGATGAGCTGGTGCAGTCGAACATGGCGGCGGACGAGTTGATCACCCGCAGGCTCAAGCCCCGGCTGCGCGAACGGTTCCCGCAGGCGCGCGTCATCATCGCTACCGATCCCGCCGCGGGCTTCCGGTCGAACACCAACAAGGGCACGGTGGTCGGCGTGTTCCAGAAGCACTTCGACGTGGTCATCGAGACCAACAACCGGCTCCCCCTGCGTCTGGACGCGATCAGTCACTTCACTGACCGGCAGCGCGGCAAGGTCCCGGCGCTCCAGATCGACCCCCGGTGCAAGACGCTCATCCGCGCGTTCAAGGGCGGCTGGCGCTGGGCGATTGACACGAAGAAGGACATCGTCAAGGGCGCGGAGCCCGACAAGAACCAGTGGTCGCACGTCGGTGACGCCGGGGGCTACCTGTGCCGTTACTTCCACAAGCTGACAGAGCGTGAGATGCGGTATAAGGGTTTCACACCTATTGCTCCCCGGAAGAACGCATCCAGTTCCTATCACGCGAGGTGATCCGCAATGCCCATCGTCCCGACCACCCGCGCCGTGGCTCAGTCCGAGATCGAGCCCGAGCCCCAGACCGTCCCGGATGCGGCCAACTCGCCCGTCCGTGTGATCAACGCGCGGCAGCTCCAGCAACTGGGTCAGAACCTGAACATGCTGTTCATGCAGTACGTCAGTGACCGGAAGGTGGCTGAGTACCGCTGGCTGCGCAACCAGCGCCAGTACCTGGGCCTGTACGACCCCGAGATCGAGAAGACCCTGAGCGCCGAGCGGTCCAAGGCGTACCCGCGCATCACCCGCGTCAAGTCGATCAGCGTGCTTAGCCGCCTGATGAACCTGATGTTCCCCGGTAACGAGCGCAACTGGGAGCTGAGGGCGGACCCCGATGCGGACATGACCGTGGAGGAGGCCGCCACGGCGCTCCAGGAGGCGCAGAAGCGCGATCAGGACGCGGGCGTGCAGAGCCCCACGATAGACGACGCCTACCTCCAGAGCGCCATCACGGCCTACATGACGGCGCGGGTGGATCAGATCAGTCACCTGATTGACGACCAGCTCCAGGAGCTGGGGGGCGACCAGACCTACGACTATGTCGGCCTCAACCGGCAGGTCATCAAGTCGGGCATCCTCTACGGCATGGGCGTCATGAAGGGGCCTTACGCCACCAAGCATACATCAGTGACCTGGGAGATGACGGGCGGCGCGCCGACGCCGAAGAAGAAGACCATCTACAAGCCGATGTTCGAGTTCCTGCCGGTCTGGGACTTTTACCCGGATATGTCGGCCAAGACGTTCGCGTCCATGGATGGTCACTTCATCCGCAAGGTGATGTCGCGCGCCCAGATCAGGAAGCTCATTGACCGGCCGGACTTCATGGAGGAACAGATCAGGACGTTCCTGCTACGCAACCCGCAGGGCAATTACCGGCCGCAGACCCATGAGCAAGAACTGCGCGCCATGGGTGTCAAGGTCAACGTCAACGAGGTCAAGTCCGAGACGATGAAGTACGAGGTGGTGATCTGGCACGGTCCCGTGTCGGGCACCTTCCTCCAGCTCGCTGGCTGTGATGTCCCGGACGACAAGGTGTCCGATGACATCGACGCTGAAATCTGGATGATGGATGGCAACGTCATCAAGGCGACCATCAACCCCTGGAGAATGCTTGATGCGGACGTCAAGACAATCCACACGTTCCTGTTTGATGAGGACGACACAAGCCCGGTCGGGTTCGGTCTGCCCAATGCGATCCGGGATAGCCAAATGGCGATTGCGGCGGCAACCCGTATGCTGCTCGATAACGCGTCGGTGGTTTGTGGACCCAACCTCGAAGTCAACACCGACCTCATGCGACCCGACCAAGACCTGACCAGCATCTCCGCTTACAAGGTCTGGTATCGCGAGGGCCAGGGTCCCGAGGCGCAGTTCGCGGCCGTGCGCAACGTGGAGATCAACAGCCACCTGCCCGAGCTGACCAAGATCATCGAGCTGTTCATGAAGTTCGCGGATGCGGAGACGTTCGTGGGACCGGCCACGGGCGGCGACATGGCGCAGACCCCGAGCGAGCCCATGCGGACGGCGGCGGGGGCGTCCATGATGCGCGGCGACGCGGCGCTGCCCTTCAAGGACATCGTGCGCTCGTTCGACAGCTTCACCCAGTCCGTGATCGAGGCGATGCTCCAGTTTAACAAGAAGCTGAACAAGGAGCTGGCCCCGGCTGGCGACTATAATGTGATCGCGCGCGGCGCGACCAGCCTGATGGCTAAGGAGGTCCGGGGCGCGCAGGCTGATCAGCTCACCGCGACGCTTCAACCCGAGGAAAAGCTGCACATCGACGGGCGCAAGCTGCTTGATGTGCGTCTGCGCTCCCGCGACATGGAGAACATCATGGTCAGTGAGGAGGAGGCGGGTCGTCGCCAAGCCTCGCAGGACCAGCAGACCCAGAAGACGCAGGACATGCAGCAGCAGATCAACGAGGCCAACGTCCGCAAGCTGCTGTCGGACGCCTTCAAGAACATCGCCAGTGGCCAGCTCCACACGGCGAACGCGGATGCGACCACGGTCCAGGCCGCGCTGGACCTACTGGAGAAGGGTTTGAACAATGTCGGTATTTCCACCGCCCTCGCGGGCGGGAACCCCGCGCAGCAAGATCAGGGAGCTGGAGGACCGGCTCCAGCAGCACCAGCGATCGGTGGAGCTGCAATGGGTGGTGGAATGGCTTCACCTCCAGGCGTCGCAGGCCCGTGATGAGCTGGTGACAGCTACACCTGAGACCTTTATGAGGAAGCAGGGCGAGGCAG